AAAACCTTAATGAAATCAAGAAAGCGTTCGCGAAAGCGTTCGTGCGAAAGCGTTCAAGCGTTGGGCTGAAAGCGGTGCAGATTGTCGCGAAAGCGTTCAAACGGAAAAGTCCAATGAAACCAATGAATTCAGGCCTGAAATTCAAACCGATTGAACGCTTTCGGGGTGCAGATTGCGCGCTTTGTTGTTTCCTGCGCGCGGACACGCGCGGGCGCCCCTTTTCCCTCCTTCCCCTAACGGGGAAGGTAAGGGGGAAAAGGAAAGGAAACAGAGGGAAAGACGATCCCCTAACCCCGTGGATTTCCGCCGGTCGAATAGCGTTCGGCGTCGGGCTTTGGGCTCCGCCTGCGCCGTCGCCCTCGCCCAACGCTTTCGCCTCGGCGGCGGGCGGTTGTGATCCGAGGAACCGGCGATGGGCATGAACCCTGAAAGCGTCGCCATGCGGCGATGGCAAACCTACGTGCGGCGGCTGGGTTATTGGCGGAAGTCGAACACGGTCACGGCTATTGTCCGGCTCCAGCGCAAAATTGAACGGTCGAAAGCCCATGTCGTGAAACCGCGACCGGCGGATTTCGAGCGGTGGCGCCAGATGGAAGCGCACCTAGCGGAGCTTAAAGCCAATTTGGCCGGTATGCCGGAAGGCGGCGATCCCCCCCTAAATCCCCCCGTGAGGTCCCCCCATGCCTAGTCCCGAAGATGCGGCGCGGCTTGGTGCGTTCGGCGAGGCGGTGGAAGCGGCCAAGCGTGAGTGTGAGGCGAAGTGGGGGCTTGGGCGGTTGGAACGGCTGGCGGCGCTCGGGTCAACCGATCTGCTGGCCAAGTTCCGGCGGCAAGAAACGACGTGGCGGGCGGCGATAGAGGCGGCCTGGGCGCCGCCGATGGTCCCGGCTGACGTGCTGGCGACGGCGCAAGCCAAGGCGGAAGCTATGCAACGGGCATGGTGGGCGCTGAACGCCTGGGCGGAAGCGGAAGGGCATCGGCCGATAGCGCCTTGGGTGTGGGAGGTGCGGTTAGCGGACGGGACCGTTGCGGCCCTGGTTGAGGACGATGCGGCGGCGAGCAAGGTGATTGCCGAAGGGCGGGCGGTGTCGGTGTACACGGCGCGGGAAATCGGCGCGGTTCTCGACGCGCTGCCGGATGCGCTGAAGCTGGCGAAAACCTATTGGACGGGCGCGAAATTCCAGGGGCCTGACTTGCCACGAAGCAAGGGCGAGTGGGTGGAACATGGCGAAGAAATCCCCTTCGGCGAGCCGCCGCCTGGTGGCTTGCCTCAATCCTGGCAGGATGATTTGGCATGAACGCGACGTGGAATCCCGATCAGGTCGGGATGCTGGTGCGGGCTTGGGCAAGCGGGCAACCGGCGGTGGACATAGCGCGGCTGGTCGGCATGACGGCGGCGGCGGTACGGGGCAAACGGCTTCGGCTCGGGTTGCCAAGGCGGGTGCAAACGCCCCTGTCGGAAGAGTTTCGCGACAAGGGCGCGGCGGGTGTGGCGCCGAAGGCGTATCAGCCGCCGATCCCGGCGCCCTTGGCCGGGTCGATGCCGCGCCCGTGGTCGCAACGCGAGGCGGACGAATGCTGCTGGCCGGTGTTGGGGTTCGGCGAGGAAACCTTAAGCTGCTGCCTGCCGGTGGAAGGGCGGACTCGGTATTGCGCTGGTCATCTGGCGATGCTGCGGCGCGAACCGTGGCCTGCGGTCGATCCGGGGAACGTGGTGCTGTTTCGCCAGCGCCACGCTTGAAGATTCAAACGAACGTGCCCAAGGGCGTTGACCGGCAAGGAGTCCGGTCATTGGCCGGACCTTTGGTCCGTCCATTCGCTCCGCAGGAGCTACGCTCATGGCGAAAACCCGTCCGCCGCGCGATACGATCATCAACGCGCCTAGTTCGTCGTCGCAATCGGTCAAGCGCTCCGATCTGCTGAACGGTAAGCCGCGAACCACGTCGGCCGGGTCCAAGGGTCCGACGTTCACGGGGGGCGACGATAAGACTTCCTGGCCCTGTCCCGGCGATCCTTACGGCGCCGAGGATTAGCGGCGATGTCGCGGGCGGTGCTGGTGCTGCCGGTCAAGCCGGTGGACTACTCGGAAGAGGTGGCGGCGGCGATCTGCGAGGCTATCGCCACGACGCCGAGGGGGTTGGATTACCTGTGTGCGGCGTATGACGGATTCCCCAATCGGCGGACCGTGACGGATTGGCTGAACGTGCATCCGGAGTTCCGCCAGCAATACGAAATCGCCAAGGACCGGCAGGCGGATTTGCTGGCTTACGAATGCCTCGAAATCTCGGACGATTGTTCGCGGGACACGAAAACGGTCAAGCGCAACGATGGGCAGGAAATCGAGGTGTTGGATCGCGAGTGGGTGGAGTCGAAAAAGCTGCGGGTCCAGACCCGGCAATGGATGGCGGGCAAGCTGGCGCCGAAGAAATACGGACCGAAGCTTGGCGTAAGCGCGGCGTTCGGCATGATTTCCCACGAGGACGCGCTCGATCAACTGACTTAGGCGCCGCCGTGTCCGTCGTCCTGCTGACCGAGGAACAACAACAACGAAAGCAACGGCTTAAGGACGAGTTGCCGCACTATGCGGCCGAATGCCTGCGGATACGGACTAAGGCGGGCGACCTGGCGGCGCTCCAATTCAACGGCGTTCAGGATTACGTCCACGCGCGGCTAGAGGCGCAACGGCGGGAAACCGGCAAGGTTCGCGCCCTGGTGCTGAAGGCGCGGCAAGAGGGGCTGTCCACCTATATCGGCGCGCGGTTCTATCATCGGGCCACGTTCTACAAAGGCGTTCACGTCTACATCCTGACGCATGAACAAGATGCGACGGCGACGCTGTTCGCGATGGTCGAGCGGTTCCATCGGCATTTGCCGCCGGACGTGCGGCCGACAACTGGCGCCAGCAATGCCAAGGAACTGTATTTCCCTCGGTTGGATAGCGGGTATTCGGTCGGGACGGCGGGATCGAAGGCGGTCGGCCGGTCGAAAACGGTTCAGCTTTTCCACGGTTCGGAGGTGGCCCACTGGCCGAACGCGAAAGAGCATATGGCCGGGGTTCTCCAGACGGTCCCCGATCTGCCGGGAACGGAAATCGTGTTCGAGTCGACGGCGGCGGGGATCGGCGGCGAATTTCATGAACGATGGCAACAGGCGGAGGCGGGCGACGGCGACTATCAGGCGATCTTTGTGCCGTGGTTCTGGTCGCTGGATTATCAGCGCCCGGCGCCGCTCGGCTGGGAACTGAACGATGAGGAGGAGGAATACGGGCGGCTGTACGGGCTGACCATTCCGCAACTCGTATGGCGCCGGGCCAAGCTGGCGGAACTGAAGGACCCGAACCTGTTCCGGCAAGAGTACCCGGCGACGGCGGCGGAAGCGTTCCAGGCCACGGGGCATGATGCGTTCATCGCGTCGTCGCTGGTCGTCCAGGCGCGCAAGCGGACTTGTGAAGGGGTCGGGTCGCTGATCGTCGGGGTCGATCCGGCGCGGTATGGGGACGACTCGTTTGCGGTGGCGTGGCGCCGGGGGCGCAAGCTGGAAAGGATCGAACGGCGATACAAGCTCGATACGGTCCAGGGGGCCAATTGGGTGCGGTCGATTGTCGAACAGGATCACCCGGCAAAGGTGTTCCTTGATGTCGGCGGGCAGGGCGCCGGGGTGGTCGATCTGCTGCATGATTGGGGCGAGCCGTGGTCGAAAATTTGCGAAGGGGTCAACTTCGGCGGGGCGCCCTATCAGCCGATCCGGACAGGCGTGCGGGGCGAGCTTATGCCGGGGCCGCGCAACCGGCGCGCGGAAATGTGGATGGCGTCCAAGGACTGGCTAGAGGACGAGGGCGGCGCCGATATTCCGGATGACGATGCCTTACATGCGGATGCGGTTTGCCCTGGCTACAAGTACGACGCCCGACAATTCATCGTCTTGGAGTCGAAAGACGATATCCGCAAGCGCGGGATGCGGAGTCCGGACGGCTGGGATGCGGTGGCGCTGACGTTCGCGGCGCCGGTCGCTACAAAAGTCGAGAGCGGCGACCGTTACCGGCGCCGCTCTCTGTCGAACCTGCTAGAGGATATCTGGGGCCGTTAGCGGCGGCGCCTGTTTCGGCTGGGCGATTTCCAGGGCGCTGGGGGCTTGGGTTTCGGCGCGGGCTCCAGGGCAAGGGCGGGCGGTGCAAGGGCCTCAGGCGGGCTTGCCTGGGGCGCTGCGGCCTGTTCCAGCAAGAGAGTCGCGGCGACCTGAACGGGTCCAGGGACGGCGAGGGCGCCGGTTTCCCATTCGCGGACATAGCGGCCGGGGTCGCGGCCGGGAAGCAAGAGGCGACGGCCAAGCGCGGCGGCGGTCATGCCAAGTTTGCGGCGAATGGATTCTAGTTCGGCGCCGGTCATTGGTCGGGGTCTTTGCGGGGTTGCGGGAAATAACGGTCGAATATCGGCGCCGCAAACCAAACGAAACCGGCGAAGGCGGCTATGATCGCGGCGAATTCGAGGAAGTCTTTTACACCTTTCCAGTTGTCGGCGGCGAAGGCCCAGATGAAGGCGCCGATGAGGATCAAAAGCCAAAGGCCGATCAGGGCCGTGATTAGCAGGACAACCCATTGCCAAAAGCGGATGGCGAGGAAGCCAAGGAAGAGTCCGGCGGCGATTTCAAGCGCGAGCATGGGTTAGGACCCTTTCGGGGGCGTGGGGATGGTTTCAAGGTCGCTGTAGGCGTTGAGGGCGGCGACTAGGGCGCGGGCGAAGGACTCTTGATCCGGGTCGGTGGTACGCCATGCTTCACCGCGCTTGGCCCTGGCGCGCATGGGGATGGTGAGGACGGGCGCGCTTTCGCCTTCGTCGTCCAGGCCGAGGATAATCATGGCGCCGTCCGTGTGACGGGCGGGCGCGGGTGTTCCATCGGCGCCGGTCATGAGGACGGCGATTCTGTATGGGCCTTTGTAGTTCGGGTGCATTGGTTAGGACTCCGTGAGTTGGGGCTAGAAATCGAATTCCGAAAAATCCGGCTCTCGGAAGCTGTTCAGCCAATCGGGTTCATCGGGCATGGTGAGGTCCGGCGCGTCCAGGGCTTCGCCCAAGGAGTCGGCGATTTCGCGCAGGCGGTCCTTCCATTCGGAATAGGCTTGGCCGCGCTCGCCTTCCTGCCATTTCTCGGATTTTTCGTCGTAGTAGGACTCGGCCTCGCTGGCGGCGTCTTCCATGATCGCGCAGGCTTCGCTTTGGATTTCGGCGAATTTTTCCAGCAAGCGGGCGGTGTCGGCTTCAAAGATTTCGGCGAGGTTCGATAGCTCGGTGAACACTTCGGCGGCGGCGTCGCCAAAGTCCGCGAGTTTATCGAGGTCGGTGCGGCTGATCTTCAGCATTGGGCTAGGCCTCCTTGGTGGTGTTGCGGGTCATCAGTTCTAGGGCGCGGGCGCGCAGGCCGTAGGGATCGGGGCGCCCGGCGAGGCCAAGCGTGACCATTGCATGATCGAGTCCGGTTTCGAGGTTGTAGGCGCCACCGGAGGAAAGCACGACGAGTCGCGTCACCTGCTGCAACACGGTGAGGGTGTGCAGCGATTTCGCGATGGGGGTTGAGGCGGTGGGAAGGGCCATAGGGGTTCGGTTCCTGATCTGGGGCGCGGGGCGCGCTCCTACGCCTTCAGGCCCGCCACGCTGTCGCGCTCGGGCCTTCGGGCGGGTTCTCCGCGAGGGTGAGGTGGTTAGACTTGGATGACGCCCGCGCGCGCCATGATCCGCGCGAACTGCGCGTCCAGGGCCTTGAATAGTTCGGGTAAGTCCTTGTCGGTGGCGCCGGGCGTCGTGTCGGGCGGCGGAACCTCCAGGGCGGTCAACATGGCCACGGCGTAGCGGTCTAGGGCGGCGAGTAGGGAGTCACGGAACATTTCGCGTTCGCCTTCCCATTGCGCGGCGGTGAGGCATGCGGCGGGGGCGGGGCCGTGCATGTCGATCCAATGCTGCGCGGAATGTCGGGACGCAAAGCCGTTGGTCGGGCGTCGGCCGTTGACGGTCACGTAATAGCGGCCGTTTTCCTTGGTGATTTCGTAGGCGGGACGGGTCATCGGGGAGTCCTGATCTGGGGTTGAGGTTACAGGATGCGCGGGAGGTTGGCGAGCGCGTTACGCCCCTGCGGGGTAATGGCGCCGTTCGCTTTGCAGTAGCCAAAGGCGTTGAGGCTGACCAAAGCCATATCGAAGGCGCCCGCGTTCACGCCATGGCGCGCGGCTTCGTCGCGGCGGGCGCGGCTGATGAGTCCATCGAGGCACGCCAAAACGACGCGCTCGGCGTGTTCAAGCTCGGGCGCGTCGGCCTGGGGAAGGAACGGGGCCACGTCGCCAGCGCGAACGTAGAAGGTGACGCCCGAGTCGCGGCCCTGGAACGTCGATTGGCGGGCGATAACGACGCCTTCGGGGATCGGGATTGAACGGTCGCGCTGGCCGAAGTCGAACGGATCGGCGGCGGGCGTTCCGATGCTGGCGCTATCGGCTAGGCGGATGGCGCTGAACAGGTCGCGCGAACCGCCGTCCCAAAGTCCGGCGCCTGCTGGAATGGTGACGGTTTCGCAAATCACGGCGCTGAACGTGCGCCCGGCGAAGTGGCGTTTCAGGGCGGCGGGGACCTGGGCGGGGGTGAGGTGAATCTCGGTCATTGGTCTAGCTCCTGATCTGGCGCGGGGTGCGCTCCTACGCCTTCAGGCCCGCCAGCGTTTCCGCTTCGGGCCTTGGGCGCGTTTAGCGCGATGTGGCGAAGGTTAGAGGCGGACCCCTGCCCAACCGTTACAGGCGTCATAGCCAAGGCCGATCCGGCGTTCTGTTTCGGCTTCCCATTGCTGGGCGCGGTAGGTCCACCATTGGACCGCTTCGGACCATTGGGCGCCACGGTCGGCAAGCTCGGCGGCCTTGGCGTGGCAACGGGCGATCTGCTTCTCGACGGCGCGGCGCACGGTCTCGATGTCTTGGGGGCGCATGGGCTTAGACCTGAACGCTGAAGCTATCGGTCATGCCGGAGGCGAGGACGTAGACGTTGCTTTTGTTGTTGGGCAAATGACCGGCGACCCATTGACCGGCGTAGCCTTTACCCTGGTCGGGCGTCCATCCGAGCTTGCGGATCAGCTTCTCGGCGGCGGCGTGGTGGTTGCGCTCGGTGTTCAAGGCGTAGTCGTAATGATGGGTGACGGACCCGGCTTGGCAACGGGCGATGATGCGCGAACCCTTGGTGTTGGTCGGGCCGCAGTAGGTGGTGACGATGGCTTGCATGATTTGGGTTCCTGATCTGGTCTTGCACGCCTTCAGGCCCGCCAGCGCTTTTTGCGCCTCGGGCCTTGGGCGGGTTCTCCGCGATGTGAAGCCGGTTAGCGGCTGACGGCGCGGACTCCGTAGTCGCCGCCAAGCGTGTGGTGCAGAGCGCGCGCGGTGCGCCGTGCTTCCTTCAGGTCGTTGTAGTAAAGCCCAAGGAGTCGGCCGTTGTGGGTGAGAGCGAACATGGTTGCGGTTCCTGATCTGATGGGTGGTTAGTGATATTCGGCGCCGCAGTCGCATCCGACCTGAATCAGTTGGTCGTCGGTGCAAGTGCAGTTGGCGGAACGGAAGGGACGGAGGCTTTCGAGTAGGGCGGCATACTTGGCGCATTCGGCGTCGAATTGCGCGCGTTCTGCGGCTCGGTCTTCACGGTCAATTTGTTCTAGGATTTCTTCGTCCGTCATTTGGGTTCGCCTCCGCGAGTTCCTTAGTGCCTGATCTTTGTACGCTGTCACAGTGTAAGATGCAAGCATGAAAATGCATGGTGGCGCGATTTATTTTGGAGGGGGATGCACGCTAACAGAGGCGCTGCGGGCCGCGTTTCTGGCGCGCGATTTTCGCCGCTAGGAATGATCGGGTTTAGGCGTTCCGCGTTCGTCTGGTCGGTCGATTCCGCGCTCGCCTGGTCGCGCGCCACAATGCCGCCGTGCGCTTCGCTCTCCCTGCTTAGGAGAAGGCGGCCTTTGGAATCACTGCGCTTTTCGCCGCGTCGGGCGTTTCCGCCCTTCGTTTTCCCCTATCGCCTGCGCTCTTGCTGATCGAAACGAACGCGCGCACCGCGCTTGGCCATGAAAGAGAAGCGCGCGGACCATGAACCATCGGCGCCTGTTGACCGGGCGTTGCGGCCTCTTGAGCTTTTCAGCCTAGCGGCCTTCGCCCGTGGCGTCTGGAACCGCCAAGGGGACGGGAACACGACAGATAGCGTCGGGCGCCTGTGGGTTGTCGGCATAGCGCACAACCCGATCCCCGCGCTCTATATCGCGGTGGGCGGCCCCTGGAACGGCCAAATAACCGTGCCCTATCAAGCGGTTCCGCAGGACGCCATGGGCATAACCGCGTCTGATCCGGTGCTGAAGGCGGTGCAGACGCTCGACGCGCTGGCGCCCCTGCCCGGTCATGACGAACAAGGTTCATCGAACGACGTTCAACGAACGGAGGTCGGCGACCGGAGTTCATCGAACAATGTTCACCGAACGCCGGTACGGTAGGTCCCGCGCGGCGGCGGCACGGGGGGGACTTAACCCGAACCACCATCCCCGCGCCGCCGACACAAGCGACACACGCGACCCAGATGACGGCTGTAATCGCGATTGGGCGGAAGCCGTCTACCGGGCGTGCGGCTTGGCGTATAGCGCGGGATTGGCGGGAAAGCTTGCCCCCGCCTCCGGCGCCGACCCGATAGGCGCCGATCAGCGGGCGGGCGATACGGGCGTGATCCGCGCTGTCGCCACCCAACCTCCAGACGCGCGGTGTCTGCCGCCCGCGCCTGCGGATAATTCTCCGAGTCCGGACAGGAGCGGGCGGGCTTTTTCACGGGATCGCGGAGAGGACCCGGCGCCGAAAAATCGGACGCCGTGGGGCTTCCATACGCGAGGACGGACGCGGGAAGGCGAGCGGGCGCGCGTGACCAAGCGCGATTGGGCGCCGCGATGAACCTTGAACACCTCGGGCGCTATGCCGTGTTGTCCTGGCCGAACAAGGACACGGGATCGGTCTATCCTGACTGCCTCGCCGTGGTCGATGTCGAAGGCGGGGCGGTGTGGCTGGAAGCCATTCACCCGATCCTGCTCATGCAAGCCCTGGCCGAAGGACAGGGGCAATGGATCGAGGAGGGCGGGCGGCTGCATTGCATGGCGCCGCTCGATTGGTTGAAAGCGACCGTGCCGGGCGACGCACCCGAATTGGATCGGGTTGCGGCGGGAAGCCGGGCTGAAGCGGCGCGAGCGGCGAAGGCGCGTCTGCAATGACCGACGTGCGCCCGACTGGCCCGCAATTCGACACGCAGAACGCCCCGGCGGTGTCGCCTGCGGGCGCCAGCACCGGACGGGCGGCAAACCTGCCGGATGACGACGATCTGTTGGTCATGTTCGACCGTTGGGATTTGGTTCTAGTGGCGCAATGGTCGGGCTGGATCGAGGACGCGAAGAAGTGGTTCGATTTCCGCGCCGGGACTCAGTGGACGGACGTGGAAACGTCCACCATGGAAGAGTCGAGTAAAATCCCGGTCACGTTCAATCTGACCGAACCGGCGATTGATGCGGTCAACGGCGCCGAAATACAGGACCGACAACAGGTCCAGTATTATCCGCGCAATACGTCGGTGCAGTCCACGGGAATTGCTGACGTGCTGACGCAAGGCGCGAACTACATTGTCGATCAATGCAATGGCGATCAGGAAGACACGGATGCATTTTTGGATTGCCTGACCTGCGGCATTGGTTGGACCGAAACGCGGGTTGAGGTTGAGGGTTCGGTCGCGTCGATCATCAAGGAACGCATTGATCCGCTGCAAATCAAGGTCGATCCGGCGTCACGCAAGCGGTGTTTCGAGGATAAGCGTTACCTGAAGCGCGAAATCCCGATGTCTCAGGACGAGTTCGATGACTTCAAGGAAGAAATCAACCGGCCTGATCTGGAACCGGACGACGTTGACGGCTCGGAGGCGACCGGCAAGCGGCTGACGGTGGTGAATCCCCGCCAGCGCTATACCCATGGCCTGTTGGGGACCAACGAGGACCCGGAAATCATCGTTTCGGAGTGGCAATGGTGGCAACGCGAGGCGGTCAACGTCGCGCCGATGCCGCATCCGACTGACCCGACTGTCACCAAGTTGACGCCGCTTTCGGATTCCGATTTTTCCGCCGCGAAGAAAGTCAATCCTGGCCTGCGCTCGGTGAAATCTACGCATAAAGTGTTTTATCGAGCGTTCGTCGGCGAAGGGCAGGTATTGTTCAAGGAAGCGATGCCGGAAAACGAGTTTCGGTATCAGGCGATTACCGCAAAGCGCGACCGGAATAAGGGAACCTATTACGGCTTGGTCAAGCCGATGGTCGAACCGAACAAGTTCGTCAATAAGCTGTTCTCCGAGGTGCTGCATATCGTTCGCACCAATGCGAACGGCGGGATGATGCTGGAAGAGGACGCCGTTGCCGACGTTCGCCAATTTGAGAACACCTGGGCGAACACGCAAAAGATCACCTGGGTCAAGAGCGGAGCGCTGAGCGGCGCACACGGCGCGAAGATGCAGGCGAAGGCGCCGCCGCCCGTGCAACCGGCGCTGTTCCAGTTGATGTCGTTCGCCAAGGACATGGTGCAAGCCTGTACCGGCGTGAACGAGGAGATTCTAGGGCTGGTCGGCCGTGAACAGGCGGGGGTTCTGGAGCAACAGCGCAAACAGGCGGCTTACGGAATCCTGTCGTCGTTCTTCGACGCCAAACGCCGCTATCAGCGCAATCAGGGCAAGTTGCTGCTGACCATGATGCGGCTCTATCTGCCGGACGATTTCATGGTCCGGATCGTGCTTGACGGTGAACAGCAATTCGTCCCGCTGGCCATGGGCTTACAGGGCGACGAGTTTGATGTGGTGGTGGACGAGGCGCCTGCGGCGCCGAACACCAAGGCGCGGGTCGCGGCGATCCTGATGCCTCTCGTGAATCAACTTCTACAGGCGCAATTGGTGTCGCCTACGGTGCTGGCCGATCTGTTCCAATATCTCGATATCCCGGCGAGCGTCGCACAACAGTTGTCGCAGGCGGTGTTGCAGCAAGTGCAGACGATGTCGCAGCCGAACCCGGCCGTCGTCGCGACGCAACAGGCCGATTTGGAGAACAAGCAGGCGGATACGGCGGAAAAGAAAGCCGCCGCGCAAGGCAAACAGGCGAAGGCGTTCCGCGACGTGACCGACGCGCACGCGCAACACGTCGGGCTCGGGCT